TATTTATTTCACCATTAACGTCTGGTTGTGCAAATGTAGTACCTCCAACACTAACCGTTGATACATAGGATGTAGAAACCCCTGTGCCCCTTGCCCTCAATAAAGCGGCATCCGCACCATCAGCAAAGGCTTGTAAATCTGTAACAGGAACTACGACTAAATCAGTATCGTCTAAACTTATATCAGCAGCGTCTAAATCTGATGCAACCCAAGTTTTTAAAGTTGACAAAGGAACGTTTTTTGCTTGTCTGTCTGCTCCTACTACAAGTAGGCTGTCAGTTTTAGCCCCCACATTAGGGGCATTTATTCTACTCTGTGCATTTACAGTTATAAAACACCCTAAAAGAATGATTATTGTAGTTATAAATGTTTTGAAAATTGGTTTCATTTTATTTATTTTTAAAGATTAAAATTATTTTTATACAAGTGTACCAGCGAAAACGTTGTAAACCGTTAAATCGTCAAATAATGAAGTATCACCCCCTAAATAGACTGCTTCTATGTAATTTGTCCCAGAAGTAAAGCCCTTGATAATATCGTTAATTTCCATAACTTGCATATTTGCAGGGGTGTCGTTGTCTGGGTTCTTAAATAGTTGGAATGATAAACTCTCAATTGTAATTACATTGATGTTTCCAGCGTATAGAAAGTTAGATTTTAAAACCCTTTCAACCCTATCATTAGAAGTGTTAAAAAAAAACATCCAATCCGTTTCTGGAATTGTTTGGGAAATTGGTAATTCATTTCCTTGTAAACTATTAAGAATTACATCCGCTAAGTCATCTATTAAAGCCATGATACAAATTTATTAAATTTATTTTATTTATTTCTAATTTACAAATAATAATCCTGTTGAATCTCCTTTTATTGCTAAAGGCTGACTTCCTGTTGGGATTACTACTTCTTGTCCGTCTTTTCCTGAATCTGTGTCGAATACATAATTAGATTTGACAATTGTTGCTTTTACTTGGTTTAAATTAGTTCCTCCGAATGGTTTATTGCTCGGCTCTGCTTCTATTATATAATTTAACCCATCTATAAATAATCTGTCTTGCTGTATTGCTAAAACGATCAATTGACCGATAGCCGTTGGAACTGGACGTGCATTAAACTCATAGAATTCCCTTATCCTTGATTCTAATAATACTGTGTTCCTATCTGTTGTATAAGTATCATTTTCGCTATTTGGCGTCCATTTTAGGCTGTAAACCTTTGGAACTCTTAATTTAAAACTAATACCAGTATTGAAATTGATTTCGTTGTTTGTCGTGTTATAATATTCAAGAAAGTAATGAGGTTCGCTTAGAACCTCTGAAACCTCTTGTAACTCGCTTAAAAACGTTGTGTCAGGGTAATTTGTTTTAGAATCTGTTCCTGCTATCTTTATTTGGGATTTTCCGCTTAGAGCAGAAGTATCAAAAATAACTTCATACCTCTCATAGTCTACTAAATTGTATTGAGTGCTTGTTATAACTTTAGTATTATTAGTCAAATTAGCAACTACGCTAAGGAAATTTAGTACTAATGTATCTCCAGCAAAAGAAACTCCGCTCGGCGCTGGACTTATGGCTTCAACCAGCATCCATCCTAGCCCTTGAATAAATAAGTATTCACCTATATCAACCCATGACATCACGGAGTTTCCAGTATTGTAAGAACCATTCTCTAGCAAAGTTAGAGAATCGTAGGTTGCACCAGCACCAAAATATATTCCTATTTTTCCTTGATAATCTCCAGAAGTATAATTCACAATATATGAATCTCTAACATCTGTTTTACCCATATTGTCTGTCTTTTTAACTACCGTTAAAGCCGTTTCGCTTAGGTCTGAATTTATCCTATTTGCGCTTATGTTTTCATAATTGCTTCTTATTTGCATTGTAGGGCTGTCGCATTGTTGCCATTTTTGGGAATACGAACATAATGGGATTTCTACATCCTCTTCTGTTGATAGTGTGTTTTCTGTGTTTTTCCTTGTGCCACAATTAACCCAATCCAAATCTTTTTTCATTCGTATAGAGTTCAGTTCTGGATAATCAAAAATAGGATCAACATCTAATATAGTTCCTGCAAATGCAGCAATAGAAAACGGCAGGCTAATTTTGCAGCCTAAATTGTCTTTAATATAAACAGTATAACTCCCAACGGCAAGACCAGAAAAAGCGTTTGAATTATAATATGTAACATCATCTAAAGAATAAGTAAAAGTCAAAGGGAACAAGTGGTCAACAGCCCCTGCATCTGATAAAGGAGCAAGCCTGTTTACTGTTACATTTCCACCGTTTAAAGTGTTTTGCACTTGCAAATCAATATAAGCCGTTAAAAGTTTTGGGATTCTAAGTTTTTGAGTTATAGAATCTGTGCCGTCTAACATTGTAAGCGTTATTGATGGCGCTCTTATTGTTTCAAATATAAAGGGATTTGTCGATACTGCTTGCGCTATTGGAAACGTTATATTGTCTGATTGTATGCTTGTTTGTACTGTTAATTCTACATCATCACAAGGGGTTGCTGCTTCTGCTGCACTTATTGAAGTGAAAGCATAAGTGTCTGGAGCGTTTTGGTTCTCTATGACCGTTGTAATTGCTCCGCCTGTTGTATTAGAAGAGACTGTAAAGTTAGAAGCAGGGTTATTTGCTGATATTGTGTAACTTACTAAATCGTAAGAAATTGAATACAAATTAAGACCGTTATAATCAGAAGAAAATGCTTTTCCATACAAGTATATTTGAAACTTTATTACCGTTTCTAATGTAGTTTCGCCTATTGCGGTTCTGTTGGCCACAAATATTTCTGCCATTTCTATCCCTGTTAAAGAATCAACAATAGTTAAGCCCTCCCCACTATTAGGGATTGAATTAAAATTTAATATTATTTTGCTATTTGGCATTTTATATCGCTTTTAGTAGTTTCCATTTTCCCTGCTTATCAGGTTTCACGTCAAATATGTATCCGTATTCTTTTTGATTAAATTCATTAAAAAACTGTACTTTAAAAAAGTAGTTTGGTATTAATCTTCCCCCTACTTCTGTAAAGCCTGTAAGTGCTGCATTAACATCAAAATCAACTTCGTACTCAAATTCAATCCATTGGTTTTCAAATAATGCTTTTTGTAGTTCTATAATAGGCTTATCCCCTTTTTCTGCTCTTTCTACTTCTCCTGTTTTTTGTGTTATTAGATCGTTTTTTGCCTTGCTTGATGCAAACCTAATGCTTTTATCTTTAAAAGATTGTAAGCCTGCAGAATAAAACCATTCATGGCGCGCACTCATTCTATAAGGAGTATGCCTTAAATTGGTTGCTGTGTCTGGGGAAAATATGTTTTTAGGTTGGGCAGAAAAATCATCAGACCATATCCTTTCGCCATATCCAGCGCCATATCTTTGGATAAGGTCTATAACGTGCAAATCATCATCGTACCTTGTATCTGTTTGCCCATAAGAAAATTTAGGTTTACGCCTTGCAAATTCTTTTGCATAACCGTCCGCCCTTGCTGGACTTAATTTTGTGTATTCTGTATCAACCCTTGTTATTGGTTCAGAATAATTTGTAATCAAATTGTATTCGTCTAGCCCCATTGCTTCCTCATAATCTCCACCCTTTTCAAATCCAAAACTTAGGCTTGCATGACTAAACTCTATTGCAGAGCGCCTGTGGACTTTATTTACTTGGTTGGGCAAAATTATTGCTACTTGGTTTTGGAAGAAGAATTTCATGTCCTCTACGATTAGAGCCTCCTCGCCATCTATTTTATCAATAGTATATCCTGTATTATGAAGAACGTTTGATGTTTTTAAGAAGTCTCCTAAAGATAAGGATAATTTTTTATCAGTAAATTGCCGTATCCATAAACCTAAAGCAAGCGCAACAGTAGAAAATTCTCCGTTGCTTGTATATCCTAGGTCTGTTCTTCCGTAAAAAGAACTATAAAAAGCCCCTTTACGACCTGTAATAATTTCCATCAATTTATCCCCTAGTTCGTGGAAGAAAACCGCTTGCGATTGACTGTCTACTCTATTACTGTTTTCTGTTACCGTTACATTTGTAATCGTATCATGAAAATTAACTTTTAAATCTCCATCGCCTCCAATTCCTGTCCCAAATTTTGCCCCTGCATACCATTCTAAAGCCAAAGATTCTCCATTAAGTAATTCAACTTCTTCTAAAACTACGTCTATATTCAGTAAAAAACCATCTGGGTTATTTAGGTCTATTGAGCCTAAAACTTGCGACCTGTCTTTTATATCTAAACTAACCCCGTTCATATACTTAGCAAGAACTAAGACTAAGAATTTTGGAGTTGAATCGTTGATATCTCTTAAATCATCTACCTTTATTTCTTCAACCCTGCATGAATGCTTAATAATTATAGATTCAAAAACCTTATCAACATCATTTAAGTAATAAAACATTCCCCCATCTAAGCCTGTGTCTGGAGTAGAACCTCCCCAAGCGTTATATGAAATATCACGGATTACATCGCTAATTAATTGATCAGAATCCGCTGTAACTTTTAACGGAACACCTAAAGAAGCGTACCTAACATTTGCGCTAGAATAGTTCATCCTAAAAGAAACACTACTTGCATCTATTGGGTCTGTGCTTAGTTCTGTAATTAATAGTATTTCTCTACTTACTAAAGCGGCTGTTATTATATCTATTTGGTCTATTATATCCCCATTTACAGATGTTGTTCTATCTATTTCAAATTCTTGCTTAGAATGTGATTTTACTATTGCATTTAGCCCACCACTTTTGAAAGGAATTTTTGTTCCTGTTTTAGTGTAATCCCAATTTGAAAAATCAAATGTTCCTGAACTATGTTTGTATTCTACTTCTGTCCTTGGGTTTATTTTCCACTCTTCTAAAGTAACATTTGCCTCTATATTTCTAAGGAAGTAAGCCCTATTTAAAAAGTCTGCACCCTCTAGCGTAAATTCTAAATTTTTGGATAGCGTTGTAACCACTCCAAAAGTCTTGACACTACGCTTGAAACTCCTTTCGCTTTCGTCCCAATTTTTGGGGTCTGTTTCGAGGGTTAGTCTTTCACCTGTATCTAGGTTTATCATTTTATAAATAACTTGTTCAAATCCCATTTATAAAGTGTTTTGATAATTTAATAAATAATTCATGTTTTCGCCAAAATCTACGTTATTATTTAGGGTGATATTTGGTTTGTTTTTTCGCATTGATTCCTCTAGCCTGCTTGTTTGGTTATTTATACTACTTTCAATTCCTTTCATTGCTAAGAAATTCACAAGGTTTGTATCATGACTATTCATGTTAGCATTCATAGAATATTGATGAACCCCATCATATAATTCATTTTGACTAAGTGAAGCCATTAATTTATTTGCATCAGGATGAATGATATCATCTTTTTTAACGCTTGTCATGTGGTTTGCTATCCTTGTTGGACTAAGTTCAATAGAGCCGTCTTTTGAGATTTTAGCCTCTCTTCTTTTCTCTCCCCATATTGCTGCACCCTCATAATCATTATATTTGCCTTTTCCTTCTGCAAATTTTGGAATTGGCGTTGCTAATACAGTTGCAATTTGGATAGCCCCTAAAGCGGCGATAAAAGGAACAAGCGGTAAAGTTACAACGGCAGCAGCAGCACTCGATATTCCCAATGCTGTATTAAGAGCAATTCCGACTATTGTAGCGGCCTTGTTAAATATGGCTTGTTTTTTTTGTAATTTCTTTTTCTTTTCTTCTAATTTTTCTTTTTCCTTTGCTTCTTGCTCTGCTAGTTTTCTTTGAAGAGCCGCATCGCCCTCTGCCATTGCTTGAAGTTTAGCATATTTATTTTCGTTGGCTGCTAATTCAGCATCTATTTGTGCTATTTTCCCATCAAATAGAACGTTGCCTAGGTCTACTAAAGCATAAAAAGATGCAAATGCTAAATCTAATTTTTCTTGCTCTACTGCCGCTTCTTCGTCTAATAATTCTTGAGATTTTTGTGGGATTACTACGCTAGGAGCATCAATTGAAACATCGTCAGCCGTTGGAGGTGAAATCCCTCCAGTCAGTTTTGTTGCTCCTGTTGCTTTCCCTTTTAAAGTAGTTCCAGTTCTTTTGCCTATTAAAGCCGCTTTAGCATTTTCGGCTGCTAAAATAGCCGCAGAATACGACTGATAGGCTGCTGTACTGGTTGCTAAAGAATCTCTTTCTTTTTTTAAGTCTGATATTATTTTACTATATGAATCTATTGTTCCTTTTTGTGCTATTGATGTTTCTTTAATAGTTGTAACATATTCCTCATTCTTTTTAATTATATCATCTAGGGCATTTAATTGTAAAGTTTGAGATATAAGAGCCTTTTTTTCTGCTGGTAGTAATTGCGTTGTTATTAAGTCTATTCTCTTGCTTAACTGCCCTGCATTTGCGCCATGACTATCATTTACTAAGTCCATTAACATTTTTTGAACCCTGCTAGAAGCATTTGTTTTTTCTAAAGCACCCTTTATCTGGCTTTGAAAATTTATGTGAGCCGCTACTGCTTGCCCTGCTCTTTCTTGTCCTTTTGCGTATTGTTGCAATTCCCGACTAAATTTGCTTATAGCAATATCTGTTTTTTGTGCTTCTTTGTTAAATTCTGACAATTCTTTAGTCGCATCTTTAGCACCACTCCCGAAAGCATCCCAAAGGGCGACTGTTGCTGTTATGGCTATTGCTAAAATCCCAAGGGGCGTTGCTACCATTGCCACCTTTAAAGCCCTTAAAGCAATGATTGCTTTATTTATACCCCCATTCATTGCTATTACCGCCACTCTATAAATAACAGTAGCAGCACTCATTGCTCCTGTAACTAAAGCACCCCCAATCATGACTGCTTTATATATTAAAAATGATTTTATTGCTATTCCAACCCATTTAACTATTTCTTTTAGGTTTGTAGCAAGTGCCGTAATCCCTCTTTTTAATCTGCTTGCGACACTATTTGCATCATTCATATTTAGAATAATACCTTGCCACGCCGATCCTAGTAATTTTATAGCACCATCTAAAGTATCTAGTTCTTTTTTAGCCATCCTGTCTGCTGTCCCTGCTGCATCTTGGAGCGATTTATCTAGTTCTTTTGTTTTGTCTATATTGTTTGCTAAAACTGCTGCCGAAACTGCTGCCCTTTTTCCAAATTCATTATTAGAAGCCGTTAATTTATCTGTGCTTCCTTTAATCATTTCTAATATTTCGCTATAATTTGCGCCTTTCCTTGCTGCTTCTATAAAAATATTCCTTAAAGAAGTGGAACTTGTTGATACGTCAATCCCTGAATCTGATAATTTTCCCATCAAGGCGATCAAAGTTGTAAATGGTATTCCAGCAGCGTTGGCTGCACCAGCAACAATAGGAATACCTTTTTCTAACTTTTGGAAATTTAAGGCTGATTTTGCAGTAGAAAGCGAAAGTACATCTAGTATTTTTGGAGCATCCGTTGTTGATAAATCATCAAATGTGTTTACTATCGCCCCTGTTAAAGTTGCTGTCGCTGCTAATTCTGAGTTCATAGCGATAGAACCGTTTAAGGTTGCTGCTGTTAAGTCTATTATTTCTTGCTGAGAGAAACCTAATCTTGCGTATGCTATTTGGAGGGACGTTACTTCTTGTGCTGTTTTAACAGTTGTTTCTCCTAACCTTTGCGATTCATCTTTAAGACCACTCATTTCTCCTTTAGTCACTTGCAATATAGCGGATAAAGTGGCATTTGATTTTTCGTAAGTTCTAACGGTTGTTATAGCATCTCGCATTACTTGAACAATTAAGAAAGCACCACCGACAAGACCTAAAGCCGATGCAAATTGCCTAGCAGCACCAGCCGCCCCTTTTAATGCTACTCCGTAATTTCCAACGTTTCTAAAGTTTCTGCCTACTTGGGCATCAACTCTTTTCATCATTGCATCTTTCCTCTGGATAACTGATGTCAATCGTTTTAAGGATGCTTCTTCTTTTTTGTTTAACTTATTACCTAATTCCTGTTTTAAGGCCAGTTGTTGCCTCTTTTCTATTAGTTGATTTAGTTTAGTTGCTTGCTTTTGATATTCCGTTGCTAAAGTTGATGAAAGGACAGCCGCTTGCTTTACAGATTTGTTGACCTTTTGTAATTCTTGGCGCTCTCTTACTAAAGCGACATTTGTGCTTTCTACTGCAAGTGTCTTTTTTTGTATGGTTGTTAGTAGGTTTTTCTCTAATTTCTTTTGCTCTGCCAAAGCAATCGTTAATTGTTCTGTGATGACTTTAGTCTTGCCTAACTTTTCATTAACACCGCTAGGGGTTTTTATGGACTGAAATTCCTTACTAATTTTCCTTGCGTTTTGTGATATCTTAATAATATTTTTATCAGATATTAACAATTTGCCGTTAAGTTTATCTATTGCTTTATTGATTTCGTCTAAAGCGCTGATGTTATTTGGCATGACTTTTAATTTTTTTGTTGGTTTGCTCCAGTTCTTTCCAATATTCCAGCCATTCTGTGACGCTGGTTTTTTCTATGTCTATATTCATTTTCAGATTAATTGTTAATCTTACTTTTTGCTGTATTAACGTTGTTGCTTCTTCTCCAGAAGATTTTGTCAATTCTTTGTATTCTTCTCGCTTCCTCTCTAATTTATTTTGCCCTCCTCTTAGTTGTTTCTGCAAACTTTCTAATTCTTCATCTATTGGCTTGTCTATGTCTGCTTTAAACCCCCAATTTGACATTTCTTCATAATATGCAGCAACTATGTCAATCGGTTTCCCTTTTGATAATTGCATTAAGAAATTCCCTATGATTACTTGAACGGTTTCTAATTCATTTATCTCGCAAATCATAAGATACATCATAAGTGCATCTGTATTCCCTACCTTTTTCCCAAAATCATTGTACAGGCTTTCCCAAATTGACTGAATAGTGTCTGGCATTTTAAACGTTTCTAAGGACATTTCGGGATGCCCCTTGTAATATTCCGCCACTAACCACCTCAAATCGCCCTTACAAGCGTTGTCAAACCTCTTAATTGATATATCGTCAAGGCTTGTGTAAATAGTTAAACTTTTATTTCGTTTATTAGCCATTCAATTAGTATTGGTAAAATTAAATTGTCGTTTACTAACTTATTATTTTCTACTGTTAGCAAGAATATATCTTTGCCATACTTGTCAATAAGTTTTTTTGTTTTTTTGTCTGTTGAAAATATTTCTATTTTCTTATTTCTACCAGTGACGAAGAAGCCCTTGTAAAAATCTTCGGTGTCTAATAATGTAGTTCTATTATATACTTCACCTTTGGCTTTTTTGAGGGCGATTGTGTAAGAAGAATAATGTCCCAAAAATTTGCCTTTCCCATCAATACCTTTATCAAATAATTGCTTTTCTCTAACGTAATCTGCAATCTGGTCTTGTAGTTTTAACACTATTCGCTCGGCTTGGGGAACTGCTTTGCTTTTTAGACCCTTTAATTGATCGATATATGATTTTACTAAGGTAGGCATAAATTTGATTTAAAAAAAATTATTTTAAAAAAGCCTGCTACTCCACACACAGAGTTCACAGGCTTTTCTCCTAACCAAAAAGAAATTTCTTTTAAGCCACTACGGTATAATCAACAAAATTTGATTTGTAAAGCCCATCTCCTGCTATTTTAATAACATTTGAATTTGCTGAATACATACCAACTTTTCCAATTTCTGCAGCATTCAATGCTGGGATTGTTAGAACGTATGTTCCAGCCGTTCCAGAATCGTCTCCTGCTGTTGGGTCACTTGCTACTCCTCCAATAGTATTAGAAAATTGACCGAATAATGCAGCCGCTACTGCTGCCGTTCTTCCTCTGTCTACTACTGCTTTTATAGTTAAAGTGACATCTGCATCTGCAGGCGCATTCACAAGCGATAAAAATACTTGAGTTACAGGCTCAACCGTTCTAGGATCAAATGCTAAATTTTCGTTTTTCCAAACGTTATAATTTACATCTAATTCAAAACGATTAAGTAATTGCCATTCTAATCCAGACTTCGTAGAAGTTGTATTAGATGCAACCTGTAATTTTGCTTGACGAATCATACCAGTCGTGAAACCTTTAAAACCACCGCTTGCGTTTGACGTAAAGAAGACATCTCCTTTATTGTCTACGATCATTGTTCTCCAAGTTCCGTGACCCTCTACGCTACTTAGCGCCCTATTCCAGTACAAACCTTTTCCAGCGAACGTCGCTAAAAATTTATACTTTCCTTTGTTTGTCAAAATCATTGTATCGTCTTCTAGAGTTTCAATAGCATCATCCGAACCATTTTCGGCGAACGTGCTAACTCCTTGAATTACGATTAGATCACCTGAAATCTGCAAAGATTCAATGTAATCTGCGTCTATTACTTCACTATCTGCTATTACTAGACTTGGCGACACTAACCAAACGGCGACAGCCGCTTCTAATAAATCTGCACATCCTTTGTCTGTGTTAAACCCTAAAGTCGAACCTGACCCACACGAACCTAAATTCGCTAATTCTAATGCTGTCATTTTATATCCAATTTAATTTTTTATACAATTTAGCCTGAGCCTCTGTTAAAGAGACCGTACTACCTTTTTTGATTACTTTTTTGGCTTTACCAGTTTTGGTGCTGCCTTTATTTACGCCTTTCAGCATAGTGTAATCTGTTTTTACTTCGACACTTTTTATATCGACTTTTTCATCGACATTTTTTTCTACTGCCATTTTATTACGTTTTTACAATTTGTTTTTATAAATTCTACATCAATGTCTAAACGAACCGCATCCCACAGAGCAATCGTAGCACTTTCCTCACCGTTTGAACCCTCATCGCTATAATTTGGGTGCTTGGTAACTTTGTACTCGTCATTTTCTATCCTTGTTTCATTACTGCTTTTAATACCATGAATGATATATTCAGTAACTGGTAGTAATACAATTTTAAAGTTGTATTCATACCTTTGCGGATTGTATAATTGACTTCTTTCCTCTGTATTGGCGATAATAAAAGAACAAGTTCGATTACAAAGTGTCCCATTCTGTGAATGAGTGTCCTCTGCTGGTATTAGCAACCAAATAAGAGGGTATAAACCGTCTTTTTTACCTACTAAATACCTATTTAATTCTAATTTATCACCCCATCCAAAGTTTATACTTCTGTCTATGCCATCATTGAAAACTGTCATAAGTGGCATTTGAAGAATAATATCTCTGATTATGTACTCTGGAACTATCATATACCTAATGAATTTAGACTTCCACTCAAATCTGCAAAGCCAAATTCCAAATCTGGAAAGTTGGTTGCATCTAATTCGTTTTTGTCGATTAAGTATTGGTAAAGGCTTCTAGTTTTGTTTTGATTGTTATGGTAATCAATAACGACTGTTCCATAACCGTCTTCCCTTATCAATGGATATTCCGAATCTACCGCCTGATACCTTTCTACAAAGCGCTGCCAAGAACGTATCAACTTAGGCGTAATAGAAGCCGTTTCGCTGTTTGCAGCCTTTGGCAACTGAACACCTAAGTCGGTCAGTTTTTGTTGCTCTTCAATTAAGAATTGCGAATAGATATAATCAGAAATTAACGAATTTTTATTGAACCCTAATAAACCCTCCCACCTGTAAGAAACTTGACCTGTTGAAACATAAGTTTCTCCGTTTACAAGTTTTTTCCATTTTTCTGGTGCTGCGGCTTTTATTACCCAATTATCTCCGTCTGCTTCTAGTTCTGCAATAAGTAATTCATAAAGAACAATTCCTAGCGCCTGTATCAAAAGCCCTCTTTCCAATACAGCAATAAGACCTTTTAAGTCTGTTTCTTTGTTTGGTAAACTTATTCCCCCAACGCTTGAAGTATATCCGTTAGGGATATAGTTCGGTTGTTTTAGGAAATAAGTAGTATTTATAAGGGATTTTTCTGTCGCCATTTTAATCGTTCTTTAGTTATTAATTATGCTTTTTTGGAAGCAGCCGCTTTTTCCCAAGCGACTATCTTATCCATCAAGTACTTTGCCTCAAATTTATTTACTCGGTGCTTTTTACCTTTGATTGTTATATCAACGGTATGCTCCTTGTAAAATCCATCTTGAACTTTTTTTTCTTTTGCCATGATTTTAAAATTTATAAATTAATTATTCAGTTTATTAATAATCCTTTATTAAAAGCCGCAATTAAGCAGTTTCTAACAAGGCTTTAGCAGTAGTGATATCTGCTTTTACAATCGAACCGTAAAAGTTCGCTGGTATAAATGCGAAAAATCTTTGCTCCCCTAAGAAAGACACGAAATTTTTCTCCCAATCCCCAGCAGCACCTCTAAATCCTACGTCTAAAACAATATCCTCACGGATTTTAACTTTAAACCTATTGAAGTTTCCTACATACAATTCACCTGCTGTTACAACAGTTGAAGTCTTAATAGGTAAACCTTTAACAGCAATACCTCCAGCGCTCACAAATGGAGGCATAATGTATTGTAGTGTCGTAGGGTCTTTGATTAATTCCATTGAAGTTGCATCCGATGGGTGCATCAATACTGCATTTGGAAAATCATTGTTCAATTCTACTTGGTTGATCGCTGTACGGATAACATCAAAAACATTTGCGTTATCAACAGTTCCTGCGAATGTCCCTGCCGTATAAGCAGTCGCATTTGCATCCATTCCCTCGATATTGTTTCCTGTACCGTCACCTGTTAAAATTTGGGTATCTGTAAACAATCTGATTTGCTCGTAAACTTCATCCTCAATCTCCTTTGCCATACCATCAACATCATCTAACATTTCTTTTGAAACTGTGATTATCAATGCTTCTTTCTTAGGTTTTTGAGTATGCTCTACTAAGTCAAAATCTCCTTGGGGCTTAACTGTACCCTCTGCAATCATAGTAACACCGCCCTCACGACCAGTCTTTTCAATCCATGAAAATAGATTTGCGTTTGTCCCAGAAGAATTAACCAACTCCAATAAAATTGGTTGACGTTGTAAATCACGAAAGATTCCAGCCTCTGATTCTCTACGCCCAATCTGTCCTGTTGAGTTAGTAGCGAAAGTCATTGCCTGAACCGCTTTAATAGTGATTTGCTCCGATGGTGCGTTTTTGTTGTCCTTCATTGCAGTAAGTTTCTCAGCCTTTGCTGTTAGTTCACTTTTTACAATTTGACGGAAAGACATACCCTCTTTTGAGGTGCTGCCTTCTTTTAGTTTTGTGATTGCTAATCCTTGGTTCTTTGCTATCTCTGCTAAATCATCGTGATCTTTTTTAGATACCATTTCCCCTAGGTCTGTAATCTTTTTTTCTACGGCTTCTACTTCGGCTTTTGTTGCCGCTTTACCTAGTTCCGTTTTAAATTCAGCAGTTACAACATCGTTGTATTCTGACTGCAATAGGGCTAATTCTTCAGCCGACTTGTTTGCTAAGTCTGCTTCTGTTATCCCCTTTTTTGCTAAAAAATCTTTGAATTTCATCTTTTAATTTTTAAAGGTTTAATAAATAATTTTGTTTCTCTTGAAGTGCTTTTTTTGCGGCTTCGATTGCTTTATCTTGAAGTGACTTGGTGTCGGCTTCAGATGTTGTATAAATGATTGAAGTGGCATCGTTTGATCCTGCTAATACCATACTCCCCTCCTTATGTATTTTTGCTTCCTCAACCCCCCAGAAATATCCTTGCTCTTCTACGGTTGCTTTGTTGGCTATTTGGCTTATCCTTGTATCGTAATATTCTTTGTTTGCTCTAAGTTCTTTTTCTTGGCTGTTTATTCCTAAAGTGATTTTGACATACTGCATACGAACAGAATTTTCTACACTTCTTTTTTCTTCCATTACTTTCTTTGCGCTACTCTTTACTATTTTATCTTCTGCAATAGCGAAAATAAGTGCTTGAGTTTGCCCTACAAAGTCTTTTCCTACTAAAGCCCAGTCTATTTCTTTGGTAAAAGCGTCAACATCACCATTCCACGCTATTACATCATCTACTTTAAAACTATGGTTGTCTACATAATAGATCATTCCTTTTTGTTCTTTTAAAGTTTTTTTCCACAAACCATCAAAATGAACGTCCCCATGAGAGTCAAAATATTTTGTTGTGTTAATAACTGGGTAAACTTTTCCATCTTCAAATCCTTCTACCTTTGCAGCCTCAATATTATTTCGCTTCATGTAAGCGCCTTGTATTGATAACTGACCCTTTTCTGCACTCTTGAAAATCTGGCTGCATTTAAGCCCTGTTATTTTGCTCTCATTTATTTTGAGAGCCCTGAACATTTCATTTTTGGTTTCAAAGTCCTGATTTAACTCTTTACAATGTATCATTTTTTGACAGATTTATTGCCGTCCAATATGGCGTTCTTTTTAATAATGGATTTTTGTAACCCTTTAACGTTTACAGTTCCACTTTTCTCTAATGCTTTTACTAATTCTTTTTTCATTATTTCTTTAGATTAGTGATTCCTATATTAGCAGCCATTTCTTGAGCCTCTTCAATACTTACCCCAGCATTGACTAAATTCCTAAAGGCTGTTGATATTTTAAGAAACTTATCTGCTTTCTTATCTTCGATATGCTGCATAGCGTCTACGTGGTCAAAGGTTGCCACTAAAGGAGTATCTTCGTATCCGTAAAAGGTATTTAAAGTATTAACGAAATCGTTCATGTGTGGTTGTGCCACATTCTGAATCATTTCTATTTCTCCTTCTTTTTTATTTTCAAAAGTATCGCCACTCTCTGCATAGTTTTTCCAAATGGTTTCTGGTATTTGAAACGCTGATCTAATTATGCTTGTATTGTGTCCTGTTGCTTCTATAAGCCCTAGTTCTTTTAATGCTATGTGTAATGATTGCCAGTTTACTCCTTGATTAGTAACAATGCTTCGTACTTTAGCCGCTGACATTCCGTACTTGTGTATCAATTTTCCTTCTATTTCTTCCCTATCCCCCTTTTCAATAGGAGTAGACATACCAGTATTCGCCCCTTTTGCTCCTTGGCCAGCAAACATTTCTCGCCCATTTGTTTGTAGCATCACGTTTTGGGATTCTAATGCTAATCTAATATTTGATATTGCTGGCTTTACTGCTTTAACCCTGCTCGGCGATTGTAATAGGCTTCCAGTTATTCCGTTCGTAATATCATAGAAATACATTAATTCCCCAACCTCTAAGGTAATTTTGTCCTGTCCCTCTACATATTCTAACTGTGTTTCTTTAAACTTTTCTTCATCTGCCTTGTCTATAAACATTGGCGTCTTGAAATTGGTTGGATATTTTAGTTTGCTGTTGTCTAGGTTGTATATTGATTCGGTTGTTTCAGGGCTTATATTGAAACCACTTGGCAAAATAGGTCTCATTATTCCTGTTCCATTTGTTATTTTTAGCCAAATGAATTCTTTTATAAAATCTGTATTTGATTGATAAAAATTAGGGTTGTCTAATAGTTTAATCAATGGGTCTTGATCATCGTATGTTATATTATCTCCTTGCCTTCTTTTGATTTTAAACTTTGCTTTAGCACAAAAATCTGAAGTGATTTTTAAAGCCGTAAATAAAGCATGGTTTGTAATTGAGGATTGTATTAAGTCATCATCACCGAAGTCGGCTGAACCTATTTTACCGACAGAAAGAAAAGAATCTCCGTTGCGGTATTTAGTAAAAGACCATTTTGATGGATTCCAAGAATTGAAGTTTACTGTCATTTTCGCTAGAGGGTTTAATGCTAACAAAGATATTAATCTTTTTTAAATAAAAATTAGTTTTGGTATGGCTTTTTTTTTGGTTTTGCTTAACCTCTTGCTTGACGATTTGCTTTAGCAAAAGATATTTAGACCCATCTGTCTTGGAGCAAATCTCTTGCCACACCTGATAGCAAAGCAATACTATCAACGGCATCGTCGTGGGGTGCTTTTCCGTCTTTTGTATAAGAAAATAATTGTTTCATGGCTAAATCGTAGTCACTTCCAACCGAATAATCATTCCGAAATACGAAATAATCTCTTAAAAAACCAGCGCTAAGGATAACTCTACTGTGTTTTTTCGTGTGCTGATGTATGCCTATAAGGGTTGTCCCTGTAAGTTCATTGTTTATTTGCTTATAAACAACCGATCCATGATTATTGGTTTCTACTGCTAAATAATTTAGTTTATGAAACCTTGCTTTTTCTGTTGATGCTGGGATTGAGTAATTTGTATTCTCCCTAGTAAAGAGCCAGTCTGTTACATAGAATTTCTCCCCTATTACAACGCCCATAGGAAAGGAGTAATAGTCCATTCCTTCATCGGCTACGTCTATTGCGCCTATTGAAACTTCAACAGCATCCCTGTTTAATTCTTCTAATCCAAAGTATTCAAAATCGTTATGGTTAAACACCCTTTCCTCGCTTGCATCTATAAACTGTCCGTATATCTCTTGTTGAACTGCTTCTGCGCTTATAGCACCTATTTCCTTTTCTAGTTCCTGTATGTTTTCCCTAGATAGTTTAGGGTTGTCGTAAGATGATAATTGGACGCCTGCATAACCAGCGTGCTGTTCTAATACTTTTTGCCATAGCACCCAGAAGCGATGGGGATTGCCTTTCTTATTGACCTTTCCTTTAGGTGTTCCAAATGCAAATAATTGACTATCCTCGTAATCCATAAGCATAGGCAAAATAGAGTTTGTATATAAATACTCATTGTTCAAGATAATTCCTGCCTCGTTTAGCCAAATTTTATCATATCCAAAACCCTCTATTGATTCTGGCCTATCTGCAGAACGAAAATCAATGTAGCCATCTTCTATTTTTAGTATCTTTTTTTGTGCATTCCACTCGTAATCCAGTTCTGCTCTTTGTATATCTGGCAAAAAATATCGCTCATAGTACCTATCAATATTTCCATTAATAGTATCGACCCAAAGAGATTTATCTCCTTGAGCCGTTGTTATTATTACAGCACGTTCAGCGCCCTGTGTCTTTCCAGACCGTCTTCCTGCTGGTATTGCATTAAACTTTGCTTTGCTTTGTAAGAACGCTTCATACTGCCATCTAAAGAGTGCTAGTTTTCCCATTTATAAAGGTTGGTTTTTCAAGGGCTTTCCTTCTGCTTTGGTTAATATTGTTTTTGGTTTGCTTTGGTAGCGCCTCGTATGCTTCTTTAAGCGTTTGGGATGCTTTGGTTGCTACTCTGTAAGCAGAATTGTATGCTAGTACAGCCTCTTTGTATGGCTTTAATATATCTGTATTTGTTTTGTGGCATTTCTTACACTTTTTTACCTTGATTAATTCTTTCCTTTTGCCTAGCCTTTCTATGTAGGTGCAGTCGTTACAGTTCTCTTGTTTTTCTTGCATGATTTTTGTTTTGTGTGATTATTTCTTTTGCCCCTGTATAAACTACTTTTATAAATAGCCATAAAAAGACCGCTAAGAATGAAACAAACATAGCAAAGCCTAACCATCCTAATATTATCAATATACTAATAAATGTATCCATATTGTTTTAGTTTTTTAATCATAATCTTTTATATTGTTGTCTTTCATGTACTTGCTTACTGCATAGTTAGTTATTTTAATATAAAGCCCTTTATGGTTTTTATTTAACCACTCTTTAAAAGTGATCAAATCCTGCTTTTTCTTATTTTTCTTCATCCTTAATGTTTATAGGGGTTGAGGCTGGTTGTTGCACAGGGTGGATAGATTGATTTTTATCTATTATCTCGACTTGTATTTTCTTTGGTCGCTTATCCTCAATAACTTTCTTGTCTTGAAGCCCTAAATCCCTTGCTATTATGTTAGAATTTAAGAGGTTTGCAGCAGCACCGCTGAACTTTTGTTCGTATAACATTTGGTCTACTCGTGTAATGACAGTAAGATATTCTTCTCCGCTGTGGTTTCTATAATTAGTCCAAGTAGTTAAAGATATGTCTAAGAAGTTGCATAAGCCATGAACAGTAAAGGCTCTCAGTTTGCTTAATGTGAATTTTCTTACTGTTCCTTGATATACGTTTGCTTGCTCTTCTTGTAGTGGGTTTTCTATGCACCATTGAAAGTATTCATTGCAAGCATCTAATAATATTTGAGGGGTTGCGTATTGCTTGTCCCTGCCGTCTTTTAATCTGACTTTGTAGTATTCATTTCCTATTGGTGCTGCCATTGTTTTTTTTTGCTAAGTTACGTTATTTTTTTTAATGTTTGTTTTAGTATTTCATAGCATAGTTTTTTAGGAACTTTACTGCGTTCGTAATTTCCTTTTAATCCTTGTGTTCCTGTTTTAGATCCTCTTGGTGCTGGTTCGTGTTGGCATTTAGTATTTCCATTAAAACACATTGCTTTAGGCTTCCATCCATTAGGGTTAAAAATATCAAAAATGTTGTTGCTCCATATATCTGTTGGTTTCATTGCAACAACTTCGGTTTCTTTTGTTTTATAACTACAATATGTAATGCTAGTTCTGTTAATACCTTTAACTTTTTTTCGCATTTTACCTCTTGGGTTTTCCATAAAAAATATAGCATCAGGAAACCATGTAAATATTTCAAGTGTCTTGTTTAATATTTTCATTCCTAATAAAGCTTCTTTTGTTTTAGGTGTGTGATCTTCATACCAATGATGTCCAATAGAAGCAACGCTAAAATAAGTGCAAGGAGGTGATGCCCAAATTACATCTGGTTTAAAATGTATCATATCTTTTGTTAAATCAAGAATATCAATAACTAAATCTATTTTATTAAAATTATTTATATCTACACTAAAAACATCAAATCCCTGTATTTCTGCTTCTTTTCCAATACTTCTTGAACCTGCAAATAATTCTAATAGTTTCGGCTTCATTATTTCTATATATTTTTTTTATGGTTAATCAAATGACCTTTTTCTAAAATTTATAAGATGGTCTTCACATTCTAATTCTGTCCCTACCTTTTCTATATTGTAGGTCTTGCACTCTATGACGTAATGAGTTTCTTTTAGTTTTAATTCTGGTGCAAATGCTTTAATTTTTAAATGTTTCATTATTGATTTTTGTTTATTTTATTTAATTAAATTTATATCCTATTTTAAAATGTACGCCCCAACTATATTTATTTCCGTTCCATATTTTATTTTCATCCTGCCTTGTTTGTCCGCTTAATATAGCATTTATATCAAATGTATCAGAAACATTATATCTCGCAATTGCTTTTAGTTTAATGCTCCCCCAAGTATTAGGGAGCGATTTTCCGCTATCTGTTACCCTTGATATGCTTCTATTTATGAACAAAATTTCTGCTCCTAAAAGGGTTTCTAGTCCGTTTTGATCTGTAAAAATAAGAGGTTTATTATATTGGAATCCTCCTGCAAAGTATTCTGGATTTAATTCTACAAATTCAGCAGTTATTCCTGCCTCAGAACCATTTCTGAATTTAGTAACCCAATCAAATGTAAATGCTAAATGACTTGAGGGATAATCGTATGCCCCTAATGTAAGTATTTTGATATTTGTTCCTATTCTTATCACTTGCTTTTCCCCGAATATTTCGGTGTGGCGTCTGTTTACTTGTGAATTTACTTGTAGTACCATCAATATTGATATTGTTAATAAAATGTTCCTCATGATTTCTAATTTTTAAATTATTAATAAATCATAAAACGGTTTTTATTCGTTTTATCAGGGACATTTTCTTGCCTTTATTGTTTTTAATTTAGTTTCTAATTTTACAACCTTGCATATAATTCATTGTCTAAAATGACAACGCATTATATTCATTTTTGTATGCAATTAAAAAATACATACAACAACGGCTATAAATAACCCTTATTTTGTGCCTTTCTATCAGCGTTTTCCTGATTCAAAGCGTATAAACTATTTTCACCATAAAAAAATTCCTTTAATCCTTTAGGTATTATTTTCTTTTTAGGTTGCTTAATCTTCCTTTCTTGTTCAAAAGTTCCGTAACCTTCTGGATTAGACATTGCAGCCATCATAGCCATCATACCTAACATATTTTGTTTTTTCATTCCCATTTTTTTACTATTTTAAGTTATTAAATACGCAACTAATCTTATCTGAATACGTTATAAAATTTTAAGGCTCTGAACTAGAATATAACTATAACTAAATCCAGATTTAAAGGCAGGATGTTTTCCTTTCACTCGCCTACCTTAATTTTTTTTAATTGTTTGTGCATTTATTTTTTCTTGCTCTTTTGCTTGTTGTTCTTTTGCTTGTTTTAATAGGTTGTATATTTCCTCTCTATAAAACTGATTTGCTGCTTCTACGCCTCCAATAGAGAATTGAACCAATAACCTCGCTCTATTGTTAGAGTAGTTTAAATCATTGTATTTTGTAAGTGCTTGAGCAAGTTTTTTAATGTAGAACCTCACTTTTTGTTTTGGTCTTCCGTCTGAAAAGTGCAGCCACCCGTCTCTTTGTTTTTTGTAATCGCCTTTTCCGATTCTTTCTTTTGTTTTCTGAACCTCTTCTGAAAGTTCGCCTTGTAGGTTTTTGTCTAGCATCTTAATTGGTTTGTTTAAATTGTGATTTTTGTACCCATATTTCAATAGGGGTTTCGTTTATTATTGCCAGCAATTTTAAGCCATCAAATTTGTTCATTGCTATTCTGATTTGATTATCTGTTTCTGTAACTGCCTTGTATATTCCTCCCCTTTCAAAATGACTTTTCCATCCTGTAATTGAAGTTTCCTCCAAGCCGTCACACCTATATTCTTCTCCGTTCTCCATGTTTTTGATCCGTTTAATTTAGCAAACCGCCTTGACAGCGTATCCCTAACCATACTCCTAGACACTTTTGCTTCCTTTGCTATGTTGTCTATCCCATTATTTTGTAGGACGTCAAATAGGAAGTTAATTTCATCGTGTATTGCATCGTGATACTTTATTGCCATTTTTTACAGGTTTGGGTAATTAGTTTCAAGCCTACTTAGTGGGATGTCGTAGTTGGGGTCTTGTTTAATTTTATCACTTACAGCGCTTTTCATTTGCCAGCAGCCGTCTATCTTTGTTTGCTGTACGATTATCCCTGTTTCTGTTTTGTTTTCTGTTTTGGTGCTGTTTATTAATTTCATAATTTAATTTTTATAAATTAATTGTTTTGTGATTCTGTTAAATTTTCGCATCCAATAACTTAATGCTTTTATTCTAATTTCCCTATCGTGCTGAAAATGTTTACTTCCATGACCAAAAAACTTATAGAAAGTCGAATCTTCTTCTTTTCGGTTTACTTGACCCTCTACTATTTCAATATTTTCTTGAACTTTGCCTAACTGTTCTATTAAATCTAATCTTTTCATAATTTATTTAAGTTAAAAAGGGATTTTTACACCCCATTGTTTTTATTGTAGTGAAATTAATTTAGTTGCTTTATCAAAACCACAACCACTATAATCTTCAATTTCTCCGTTTGTTGATACAAATATTTCAATATCACAATCAAATATAAAGTCCGTTCCTATTACTTCGTTTCTAAAAATTCTGATTTTTTTTTCAAATAATTTCATAATTTTGTGTTTTTAATTAGTTTCAACACTTCAAATGTAAT